GAAATGGCAAAAATGCCAAAAACCAAATCAGAAATGATCAATGCTATGATGAACAAAATGGAAATGATGAAGGCAAAAGACATAAAGGCTGGATATCAGAACATGATGGCTATGATGAACAAAGAAATGATGAGTAAAGAAGAAACAGAGGAAGACAAAGCTAAGTCTGAAGCTGTTGAGACTCGTCTAAAATCTATTGATGTTTCTGAACATGTTAATGCTCTTATGACAGGTGAAGGTGACCTATCAGAAGAATTTAAGCGTAAAGCAGCAACTGTGTTTGAGGCTGCCGTTAAATCTAAAGTACGTTCAGAAGTAGAACGTATGGAAGAAGACTACAAAATTGAACTGGAAGAAAATATAAACACAACAAAAGAAGAGTTGACTGAAAAAGTTGACACATATCTAAACTATGTTGTTGAAGAATGGATGAAGGAAAATGAACTTGCAATAGAGAGAGGACTAAAAGGCGAAATCGCAGAAGATTTCATCTCTGGTCTGAAACAACTATTTGAAGATCATTATGTTGATGTTCCAGATGAAAAATATGATGTGCTAGAAGCACAATCAGACAAGATTTCAGAACTAGAGTCTAAGTTGAATGAAGCAATTGAACAGTCTGTTCAGTTGAAGAAAAACAATGCGGGTCTAGTTAAGGAACAGGTTGTATCTGAAGTTTCTTCAGATTTAGCCGATACAGAAATTGAGAAGTTTAAATCACTAATTGAAGATGTAGATTATTCTGATGAAGAATCTTATCGTGAAAAGTTGTCAACATTGAAAGAAAGTTATTTCCCAAATGCTGATTCAACATTGTTAGTGACTGAAACTATTGATGATGTAGAAACTGGCACCGCACAGGACGTTGACACATCTGGTTCAATGGCAGCATATATGACTGCAATTGGCAGAACTGTTAATAGTGCAAAATAACTTAATTTTATAAATAGTAGAAATACAAAAGGAGATACCAATGTATCAGACAGAACATCTACAAGAAAAGTGGCAGCCAGTCCTTGCACATCCTGATCTTCCAGAGATCAAGGATAGCTACAAGCGGGCGGTCACTACAATTATTCTTGAAAATCAAGAAAAAGCTATCAGAGAAGATAGACAATTTATGACAGAAGCAGCACCTACCAACTCTTCATTTGGTGGTAATGCATCTTTAGACAGCTGGGATCCAATTTTGATCTCACTAGTAAGACGTTCTATGCCAAACCTAATTGCATATGACATTTGTGGTGTGCAACCAATGACAGGGCCAACTGGTCTTATCTTTGCAATGCGTGCTCGTATTCAATCTATGGATGGTGCAGAAGCTCTTGCTGATGAACCAACAATGTTGTCTAACCAAGACGCAGCTGGTGATACTGGTGGTGGAGATATCGCTGGAACTAACCCATCTGTTCTTAATGACAGTCCTGCTGGTTCTTATACAACTGCAACTGGTATGACAGCAGCACAAGGNGAAGCTTTAGGCGATACAACNGATGATGCATTTGCTGAAATGGCGTTCTCAATTGANAAGCACACAGTGACAGCAGTTACACGTGCTCTTAAAGCTGAGTACACTATGGAACTTGCTCAAGACCTTAAAGCAATTCATGGTTTGGACGCAGAAACAGAATTGGCAAACATTTTGTCAACTGAAATTCTTGCAGAAATTAACCGTGAAGTTGTTCGTAACATTTACGTTTCAGCTGTTAAAGGTGCTCAAGTTAACACAACTAATGCTGGTATCTTTGATCTTGACACAGACTCAAATGGTCGTTGGTCAGTTGAGAAGTTTAAAGGTCTTATGTTCGCAATTGAACGTGATGCTAATGCTATCGGTCAACAGACTCGTCGTGGTAAAGGTAACATGATCCTTTGTTCTGCTGACGTTGCGTCTGCACTGCAAATGGCTGGTGTACTAGATTANACTCCTGCTCTTAACAACAACTTGAATGTTGATGATACTTCAACTACATTCGCTGGTGTTATGAATGGTCGTTANAAAGTGTACGTTGATCCATATTCAGCAAATGTTGCTGCTTCTCAGTACTATGTTGTTGGATACAAAGGTACATCACCTTACGATGCTGGTATGTTCTACTGCCCATACGTTCCCCTACAGATGGTTCGTGCGGTTGGTGAAAATACTTTCCAACCAAAAATCGGGTTTAAAACTCGTTATGGTATCGCTGCTAACCCATTCCACACTGGAACAGTTGCAGCTGCTGCTGATGGTGCAATTTCCATCAGTTCTGCTACCAACAAATATTACAGAAAAGTTAAAGTCGCTAACCTTATGTAATAATAGTTGGGTTAACCAACTAACTACAACAAACTTAGAGAGGGGATTTATTCCCCTCTTTTTTTTATTATAAATAATAGTATGACAACAGATACTTCACCTCTCAGTAGACAACCAACAGTTTTGGATTATTCAAGTCCAACTCAGTTTAGGTTTATGATACATCAACTTCCNAAAGTTGAGTTCTTCACNACNGCTGCTAATATTCCATCAATCTCTTTAGGAGAANTAGTAATACCTACACCATATAAAAGTATACCAATACTAGGTGATAATCTTACTTTTGATAATTTATCAATATCTTTTATTGTAGATGAAGAACTACAAAATTATCGAACAATCCATGATTGGATGATTGGTATTGGTTTTCCTAAAAGTAGACAGCAGTTTATTGATTTTAGAAGTAGTGGATCAAANACACCACAAGCTGGTACAGGTGGTGATAAATCATCTGGTAGAATGCCGGATGTAGGANATNTTGGTTTGTCAGTAGCAGATAAAGCATTTTACACAGATGCAACTCTCACAATACTTTCAAATAAAAATAATCCTNTTGTAGAAGTAAGATTTTCAGATTTATTTCCTGTAGCTTTAAGTGGATTAGATTATAATCAGAATGTTACAGATGTAGAATATCTTACAGCTACAATTGATTTTCGATATAAATTATACGAAATGGTGACTATAGAATAAAACAGTGGAGTTATAATGAACCTTGATGAATTGAAACTAGAAGTATATAATGATTTAAAAGTAAACAATGAACACTTAGATACAGAATCCTTAAAAAATCAAGAAATAAAAGCGAAGTATTTAGATATCAAGTCTAAGTACGAACTTCTTTTGTTTAAAGCAAAGGGTGATTACAAACGTATCTATCGTGATAAGTGGGAATACTATGGTGGAAAGTCTGATGCTAAAGTATATGTAAGTAAACCATTTGATATTAAAGTTTTAAAAACAGATTTAAGTGTTTATATTACATCTGATGACGATGTAATAAATGCCGAAAACAAAATTGGTTATCTAGAAACAGTTGTGGATTATATCAAAGGAGTTATCAAGTCAGTTGATAATCGTGGATGGGATATTAAAAATGCAATTGAATGGAAAAAATTTGAAGCTGGAGTGACCTACTAATGAGATATGGTGATCCATACGAAACTATAGTGATATCAAAAACATTGATTAACAGAACTTTAGATAAATTAAAATCTGAAAAATTTAAAATGTCAACAGGTAAAACACTATCGTCAACAAATGAAACTAAAAGAAACTCTAATGTTACATTTATTGATGACCATGTAATATTAAAAGAATTTTTAGATGTAACAAAAAGAATAAACAATAATGCTAGTTGGAACTTTAATATTGATACTATAGAACCATTACAGTATGGTGAATATAATCAAACACAAGAATATGGTTGGCATGTGGATCAGCATAATAAACCATACTCTGATGGTAAAGTTCGTAAAATAAGTTTTTCTATTTTTCTTAATGATGATTATACAGGTGGTGAGTTTGATTTAGAACTTCATAGTCCTAGTGTAAAAAATAGATATGAAACATTTAGTAAACTTCCCTTAAATACTGCATTGTTTTTTCAATCTGATTATTGGCATAGAGTAAGACCAGTAACAAAGGGTGTAAGAAAATCTTTAGTTGGTTGGGTACTTGGGCCTGAATTTAGATGAAAATATCAAAAGTCAATGAAGTATATTTGACACTAGAAGTAGATGACAGTTTAGAAAGAGAACTATCTGATTATTTTACCTTTGAAGTGCCTGGCGCAAAATTTATGCCACAATATCGTAATAGGATATGGGATGGTAAAATACGTTTGTTTTCTCCACACAATGGAAGAATATATGTAGGCCTTCTTCCATATGTCAAAGAGTTTTGTTTAAAAAATTCAATCAAATACATATTGGAAGAGGGAATAGAAAATGATCGGGATGTTGTTCGTAAGGATGTTGGAGATTTTGCAAAATCATTACAACCCAAGTCCAAAGGGCAATCAATTGAAATACGAGATTATCAGTTGGATGCAATTCATCATGCAATATCCACAAATCGTTCACTTCTGCTATCTCCTACCGCTTCTGGTAAGTCACTCATAATTTACACATTAGTACGTTACTACCATATGATGGGATTAAAAACTTTAATTTTAGTTCCAACCACATCATTAGTAGAACAAATGTATTCAGATTTTATTGATTATGGATGGAAGGATGAATACATTCACAAAGTATATGCTGGAATGGATAAGGGTTCTAAAAAACCTGTAGTAATATCTACATGGCAATCCATATATAAACTTCACACTCCTTACTTTGCACAATACGGTTGTATTATAGGTGATGAAGCTCACTTGTTTAAAGCCAAATCATTAACTGATATAATGGTAAAGTCTAGAGATGTAAAGTATAGATTTGGTCTAACAGGCACACTTGATGGTACACAAACACACCGATTAGTATTAGAAGGACTATTTGGAAAAGTAAAGAAAATTATCACAAGTAAGGAATTGATGGATAATAATACTTTAGCTCAACTAAAAATTAATTGCATAGTTTTAAAACATACAGAAGAAGAATCTAAAAGGGTTAAAAATTACATATATGCTGAAGAGATTAATTACATAGTATCTCATCCAAAAAGAAATACTTTTATTAAAAACTTATGTCAAAATTTAAATGGAAATACTTTATGTCTATTTCAACTAGTAGAAAAACATGGTGTTCTATTACATAACGAAATTAAAAAATTTGATAGGAAAGTATTTTTTGTATACGGTGGTACTGATACTCAAACTAGAGAAGACATTCGTGCAATAACTGAAAATGAAAAAGATGCAATTATTATAGCTTCATATGGTACATTTTCTA